TGCGCCGCGAAATTTCGCACGCCTGCGCGCGACGTCGTGACGGCGTACGTCGACAGCGTGCTTGACGGCTCGCGCCCCGCGTCCAAATGGGTGTTCGCCGCCTGCCAGAGATTCAGCCGCGACCTCGAGCGCGCCGACGTCTACCTCGATTGGGACTCGGTCGACCGTCTCGTAGAGCACTTCGCCGAGCTCTCGCTCGTCGGCGACGACTCGGGCCGCGCGTTCGAGCTCCACCCGTGGCAAGTCTGGGTACTCGCCAACCTCTGGGGGTGGCGCCATACCGACGACCGCCGCCGACGCGTCAAGCTCGCGATCCTCCAGGTCGCGCGCGGCGCGGGAAAGACGACGCTCGCCGCCGGGCTCTGCCTCTGGGACATGGCCCAGGGCGACGGCCGCCGCGTGCACGTGCTCGCCAACACCGAGCACCAGGCGGAAATCTGCCTCGACACCGCAAAGACCATGATCGGCCGCCTGGGCGCCGAGGGGTGGAAAATCCACTACGACCGCATCGCTCGCCCTTCCCACGACTGCGAGATGGGCGCCCTCCCCGCGCTCGAGAAGTCGCTCGACGGTCTCAACCCGTCGATGTGGGTCGCCGACGAGGCCGCCGAGTTCAAGGGGCGTTTCCTGACCAAGCTCCTCACGACGGGCTCCAAAAGACGCGAGTCGCTCGGCCTCATCATCACCACGCCCGGCGCACAGCCCGACAACATCTACGGCGAGCTCGTCGCCACCGGCGAGGCGATCCTCCGCGGCGAAGTCGAGGACGATGCCTTCATGCCGATGCTCTTCGGATTAGACGCTGAGGACGCGATCGAGGACGAAGGCGCCTGGTCGAAGGCCAACCCGTCGATGGAGTACGGACAGCCCGACGTCAAGAGCCTGCGGCGCGCCTGGAACACCATGAAGCAAAGCCCGCTCGGGCGCCACGAGTTCACGCGCTACCACTGCGCGCGCCTCTGCGAGGATACGGGCGGGTGGCTCGACATGGCGCTCTGGCCGGGCGGGCAGGCCGTCGACTGGGAGGAGATGCGCGGGCGCCCCGCGTGGATCGGGCTCGACCTCTCGAAGACGCTCGACATGACGGCGATGGTCGCCGCGATCCCGCTCGACGACGGCCGCGTCGTGCTTCGCGGTTGGTACTGGTGGCCGAAACAGGACGTCGCCCAACGCGAGATCGACTACCGCCTCCCCGTGCGTACCTGGGCGGCGAACGGCCACATCGAGCTCACGCCAGGGCGCGAGATCGACTACGAGAGGATCCGCACGAAGCTCATCGAGGTCTCGGAGCACCTCTCGGTTCAATCGGTTGCCTATGACCGGTGGGGCTCGAAGTACATGGTCGAGGTCCTCGCGCGCGACGGCCACAACGTCGAGGCCTACTCGATGGGCATCGCCACGTTCGGGCCCGGGTGCCAGCTCTTCCAACAGCTGTGGGCGTCGGGCAAGATCGTGCTCGGCGAGGATCCGATCATGCGGACGGCCTGCCGGACGGCGATCGCCAAGCGCGACAGGAACGGGAACATCGCGATCACGAAGGAGCACACCCGCTCGATCGTCGACCCGCTCGTCGCGGCGATCATCGCCGTGCACGCCTGGGGCGGGCAGTCTGGGTCGATGTACGATGAATGGTAAAGCGTAGTTTGGACGCGGACATGCCTTGACTCGCGCGCGAGAATGCCTCGCGATGCTCGGCCTCCTGCGGCGAATGTTCTATGGACCGTGGTCCGCGACCCTGTTGGGCGAGGGCGGCGGCGCTACGCCGTTCGTGTCGACGCACGGCGCTCTCCGCTACACGCCGATCTACCGGGCCGTATCGCTCATCTCGAACGACGCCGCGCGCGTGCCGCTCGAGGTCTCGGCGACTGGCGCCGACAGCGTGCTCCGCTCGCCGTCGCCCTACATGCCCGCGTTCGAGTTCCGCCGCGCGATGACGATGCAGATGCTCCTCTGGGGCAACGCCTGCGCGGCGATCAACCGCACGCGCGGCGGCGAGCTCCTCGAGCTCATCCTCCTCGACCCCGAGAGCGTGTCGCTCGACGTCACCGGCAAGACGCCCGTCTACAACACCGCCGAGTTCGGCAAGCTTGCGCCCGAGCAAGTCTTCCATCTCCGCGCGCCGAGCGCCGCGGGAATGTGGGGCGAGTCGCCCATCGGCCTCTGCCGGCGCGCCGTCGAGATCATCGCCGCCCAGGAACAGATGACGTACCAGGCGTACGTCAACGCGGGCAACCCGAAGATCGCGATCGTGCACCCGGGCAAGCTCTCGCTCGAGAACCTCCAGAAGATCGAATCCGACTACATGAAGCGCCACTCGGGCTCGCGCAACGCGGGGCGTCCGCTCGTCCTGGGCGAGGGCGTGAAGATCGAGCGCATCTCGTCGACGATCGACGACACGGGCCTCGAGGCCGCGAAGCGGTACTCGATCGGCGACGTCTCTCGCCTTCTCGGCGTGCCCGCGTCCTATCTCTCCGAGAACGTCGGCAACGCGTACGGCTCGATGGAGTGGCTCTCGCGCATGTACGTAGACGCCTGCCTGGTGCACTGGCTCGAGGCGTGGCGCTCCGAGATCCTCGCGAAGCTCGCGACGCCGTTCGACTCGGTCGTCTTCGACCTCGACGCGCTCATCCGCCCGGGCATCGCCGAGCACATGGCGGCGCTCCGCACGGGCGTCGAGGCAGGCTTCCTCACGCGCAACGAAGCCCGCGCGCGCCTGGACATGGCGCCGCTTGACGGGCTCGACGAGCCCACGCTCGCTCTCAACGTCGGCACCGGCGGCGGGAGCACCAACATCGGCACCGACACATCGGCGCAGGAGGGGACCGCGAATGATTTCTAAGCGCACGCTCGAGGCGACCGAGCAGAAGCTCGACGGTCGCACGCTCGCCGGTTACGCGGCCGTCTACGGCCAGGACTCGCGGGAGATCTTCGAGGGCGGCCGCAAGTTCATCGAGAGGATCGCGCCGGGCGCGTTCAACGAGACGCTCTCGAGCGGCGCGGACGTGAAGCTCTACTACAACCACGACGCATCGATGCCGCTCGCGCGCACGCGCTCGGGCACGCTGAAGCTGAAGAGCGACCGCAACGGCCTCGCCTTCGAGGCGACGCTCCCAGAGACGACACTCGGCAACGACGTGCGCGCTCTCATCGAGCGCGGCGACCTCAGCGGCGAGATGAGCTTCGGCTTCTACGTGGTCGAAGACAGCTGGAGCAAGGACCGCTCCGAGCGCCTGGTCAAGAAGGCCTCGCTCGTCGAGGTCTCGATCGTCCAGGACGCTGCATACCCACAGACATCGTCGAGCCTGCGGAGCGTCTCCGCGGCCGCATTGGAGGCCGCCCGCGCGCGGCTCGCACTTCACTTCGCAAGGATGGAACGACATGGAAGAGCTTGATCAGATCCTCAGCACGACCCACGCCTACCGCAAGCAGCTCGCCGAGATCGAGCGCCGCAACGGAAGCGCCACCCAGGACGTCGTCGACAACGCCTTCAAGGTCAACGGCGAGCAGCGCCAGGCGCTCGACCGCATGGACGCCGACCTCACCGCCGCCGAGCTCCGCGCGCAGGCGAAGGCCCTCGAGGCCCGCCTTTCGAAGCTCGAGGCGCAGCCCACGCTCACCTCGCGCTCGCCGAGCGCCCCCGGCGCAGACGCCGAGGCGCAGTACGCCGAGCGCTTCGCGCGCGCCCTCTTCAGCGGCAACCGCCTCGCCTTCGAGCGCGTCATGGCCGAGCGCACCAACGTGACGACCGCCGCGACCAACAGCACGTCAGCGATCCCGACCATCTGGCAGGACCGCATCGTCGAGCGCATCAACCAGTTTAACGTCTTCCGCTCCGTGTGCCCGGTGCGGAACGTCGTCGGCGACCAGAAGATCGTGGTCGGCGGCGCGCTCCCGACCGCCTACAAGGTGACCGAAGCGGCCGCAGTGACCGAGGACACGACCTTTGCCGTCGCGAACGTCGACGTCCTCGACATCATGTACGGCGTCTACGTGCCCGTCTCGCGGCAGTACCAGAACGACGCGATCGGCGGCCTCGAGTACGTCGCCCGCAAGTCGGGCGAGGCGCTCGCGAACCTCCTCGAGACCGAGTACACGACCGGCGCGGGCGGCTCGGGCAACATGCCCGGCCTCCTCAGCTTCTCGATCCAGAACGGCGGCGACATCGGAACGGCGATCGCCGACCTGACCGGCGACGACCTCATCGACGTCGCCCACTCGATCCTCCCGCAGTACCGCCGCGGCAACGTCGGCTACATGATGAATGACACGGTGCTCCGCACCGTCCGCAAGATCAAGATCGCGAGCGGCTCGAGCGAGTACATCTGGAAGCCGCCTGCGACCTACTCGGACATCCGCGACGGCGTGCCGTCGACGATCTACGGCTTCCCGGTCTACGTCAACCAGGCGATGACCAACGCCGCCGGCGACAAGGCGATCGTCTTCGGCAACTGGGACTACTACGAAATCTACGACCGCGACGGCGGCGCGTCGGTGATGATCGACCCGTACGGCCTCTCGACGAGCTTCATGAACCGCGTCGTGGTCGGGCACCGCACCTACGGCGTGTGCACGAACACCCTCGCGTTCGCCTACCTCACCGTCTGACGCATCTTTCCCACGCGGACCGGCTCCCCGAAAGGGGAGCACGGTCTTTTCCATGTCGGTCCCTCTCTCCACGATCAAGAGCGCGCTTCGCATCGACTACGACGATGACGACGCCGACCTCATCCGCCTCCGCGAGGCGGCGATGCAGCTTGTCGAGCGCGACACCGGGCGCGCCCTCACGCAGCGGACGGAGACGCTCTACCTTTCCGAGTGGACCGACACCGTCCTCCCCGGCTTTCCCTTTGCGTCGGTTACGCTCGTCAACTACACCACCGCGGCGGGCTCGCAGACGCTGCCGACGACCGACTGGTGGGTGGACCTCTCCGACGGCCCGATGCCCGTGCTGCGGTTCCTCGAGCGCCCAGGACGCAAGGAAGGAACGATGATCGTCGTGACCTACGCCTGCGGCCACGACACACTCCCCGATCCGCTCACGCACTGCGTGATCGCGCTCGTCGGCGCCTGGTACAACAACCCAGAGGCCTTCCAACCGATCGGGCTCAACGTCGTGCCGATGTCGGTCGGATTCATAATGGACTCCTACCGCGTGAGGAGCCCGCTGCGATGATCTCGGGCGGCCGCCTCCACCGCACCGCGACCGTCCTGACGGCGTCGACCACGACCGACAACCTCGGCCGCCGGACGAACACTTACACGGCGAACGGCACGATCCGCTGCGACATGCGCGAGCAGGGCTCCCAGGAGAGCGTGTACGCCGACGGCGTCGCGGTCGTGAGCAACTGGGAGATCCGCACGCGCTGGCCGAACATCGCGCGCGTCGGGCTCACCGAGGTAGACCGCCTGAGCGTGCGCGGCAAGACGCTCCGCATCATCTCCATCGTGAACCTCGACGAGGCCGACCGCGTCGCCGTCATTCAGTGCGCGGAGGTCCAGTGAGCGCAAACCCGATCGAAGCCCGCGTGAAGACATGGATCGGCACGACGACGACCGCCGGTACGCGCGTCTACAACGGCTCGCGGATGCAGTCGACCACGCTTCCTGCGATCGTGTTCGAGGTCGCAGAGGGCGCCGCGGCGAGCCTCGCGGGGACGACCGGCAACAACCTCGACCAGTGGAGCGTGACCCTGAAGGCTGTCGCCGAAACGCAGTTCGCCGCGCAGAATCTCGCGGAGGACGCCGTGGCGAAAATCAACGCGCACTCCGACTTCACGACCGCAGGCGCAAGCGTGTGCTACGAGCCGACCTACCGAACGATCGAAGAGCCCGTCCTGGGCGAGGGCGACGAAGCGGCGCCCGCAATCTGCACCGCGACTCTCATCATCATGCACAGGATCTAAGCCATGCCGACGAAGACAGCAGGCAACTCGACCATTGCGTGGACCGGCATGACCGGCGGTCCCGACGTCGCGAACATCACCGCCAACCTATCCCAGGCGTCCATTGATACGACGAGCGTCAACGGCACGTTCATGAAGTACGAGGCGGGCATCGTCGAGGGCACCGTCGACGTCGAGATGTTCTACCTGAAGAGCGTGCACTCGATCGGACCGCTGACGCCAGGCACGAAGCTCGCAGGCTTCACCGTCACGCTCGTCTCGGGAAACACGATCACCGCTTCGGCGGCGATCGTCGAGCAGGCGCGCGTCGTCCTCGCGCCCAACGGCGTCGTCATGGTCACCATGACCGTCCGCCTCTGCGATGGAGCGGTCACGATCGTATGATCGCCGCACTCCTCGCCAAGCCCAAGG